CATAAGTTACCTGTTCTCCTGCAAAGTTAGGTAAAGTTTGACCTGGTGCGTTTATTGCAAAACCAGCATACTTAGCTTTGTTACCTACATATAAATCTTCACCTAAAGCTACATTAGGTACTCTTGCATTTTTTATTCTTCTACCTGTACGGTCTGGCATCATATAAGCAGGAAAATCTGGTTTTCTCTTTTTAGTGGGCTGCACTGGATTTTTTGATACGACCCAATTCTCACCGAATGTTCCTGTCCACCACGGACCTTCTTCAGTAAGTGATTTAACAATGGTTTTTGCTAGTTCTTTTCTGCCCTTTAAAATATCCTTTTCAATATCTTTAGCTAGTTTTTTAAATGGTCTAGGCATTAGCAGTAAAAGTACAACTTACAACGGATAAATAATGACTATCGCCTTCTACAGTAACAGAGGTTGGACCTTCTATCGCCGATACTCTGGGAGTTACAGAAAATTTATCTACATAAGTAGAACTGTTGATAGAACTTAATCCTGTTATTACTGATTCTGCTACAGCAGATGCAACTGCACTTCCTTTATTTGGAGGAGTCATAATTCCACATCTTATAGATCCTGCATAATATTTTGCTGCT